GTAGCTGGTATGCACGTCCTCCGTCAGGAAAACGCCGCCGTCCCGGAGCTGCGGCCACATCTCCTCCAGCGTGGCGATCTGCTGGCCCATGTGGTGGCCGCCGTCATCGATGACAACATCCGGCTGCCCGGCGACCGCAGTGAGGCCTCTCAGGAACTCGCGGTCTTCCTGATCGCCGGTGACCACGCTGATCCGATCGCCGGTGAGCCCGGCGCAGCGGGGATCGATGTCGACCCCGGTGACCCGTGCCGCAGGGCCGAAGTAGTCCCGCCACATTTGCAGCGACCCGCCCTGGCCAACGCCGAACTCCATGACATGGACTGCCCTGCCCCGGTAAACGGAGAAGTGCCGGTCATAGATCGGGAAGTAGTGGGGCCACTTATTGATCCTCCGGCCCGGATTGGCCCGGAAGTACGCCTCCAGCCGGTTCGGTGCCTGGTCCACGGCCCTCACTTCAGTGCGGCCAGGGCGCGCCTGACCTCATCCGGGTAACGCTGCACGTAGAACGCCACCAGGTCTTCGACACGGCCGCCTTTCGGCTGGGCCGTCGACCACAGTTCAAGATTCTCGATCCAGTTATCAGCCCGCTGGCGGTTCCGGTGATGCACCTCTTCATCCGGCCACAGCGGGCGGCCGAGATGCTGCTCCATCACCCAGCGGTGCTCCAGGTACCGCTTGCCGTCCACGGTGATGACCCGGTAGCCGCTTGGGTCAAGAGTCCCCGCCCCGCGGGGCGCCTTCAGCAGACCCGCTGGGCCAGGATCCGCGTGACCCAGCGCCGCGACACGCTGATAGTGCATCGTGCACCAGCCGCGGGCCTGTACCACGTTCCCGCAGCCATCCACGGAGCACTCAGCGCCGCGCTTCATGTTGAGGCGCCCCGGCGCGTCCCAGTCCGGAATGCCCCGAAGCTTCCTGCGGTAGTGCATCCCGCACAAGTGGGCGGCATCAACCCGGCGGTTACAGTCATCCACCGAGCACGGACCCTGCCGGGCCCGCCACTCAGCTATCTGATGCCGCTTGCAAATCGTGTTGCCGCGCCGTACCGCACTCGTGCAGCCGTCGTATGAGCACTCATCCATCCTGGCCTCCCTAGTTGAAAGCCTACGCGACTCTCAACTAGGGAGAACCAGACATCGGTCACGCGTAGGTCAGAACACGGAAAGCATTGGCCGTCGTGACATCCGAACCTGACCTCCAGTAATAAAACCATCCCTGCTGGCCTTTCGGGGCGCCGCTGGTCGGGTCCTTGATCAAGGGCTCAAACAGCATACTCACTCCGATGCGATCGACCACCAGGAAGTTGTCCCATGCGCCGAACACCGCGAGGCTGTTGCCGGTGCCGGACGAGCCGGTGCCGGTGCCCGCGGTGACGGTGATCGACGGGGATTCCTCGATGACGTGGTTCAGCAGCCGGGACGGGGTGCCGTCGCCGAGGGTGGCCCAGAACGAGGACCCGGCGCCGGACGGGGACGCGGCGCGGATCTTGTTGATGGTGGTGATGTTCGCGACGAACCCGACCTTCTGCGACATCCGGAACCGGGCGCCGAGCGCGGCCTCCAGGCTGTACACGTCACCGGCGGTGAGCGTGCCGCTGCCGCCGGCCGGGTGCACGACCTGCGCGGTGCCGAGGCAGTGCGCGATGCCGTTCGGCACGCCGGTGTTGTCGGTGTTCGTCCCGGTCCCGGCGGCGAAGTTGGCCTCCTCCAGGACGTCCTTGCCGTCCTGCAGCATCCGGGGCAGCTGGTCGGCGAAGTTGGTGTCCTCGTTGGCCTCCAGGGAGCCGTAGATCCACGCGGCGGCCTTCTTGACGAACACGTTGATCTGCCCGACGCCCGAGTACGCGGCCGTGGACGCCGAGGCTGCCTCGTCAAGGTAGGCGGCCTGCACCCCGGCGGAGTTCACGCCGTGGTAGGCGTTGGTCGTGATCTGCTTCACCGACGCGAGCCGCCGGTACGGGTTCGTGGTGCCATCGGTGGTCAGGACGATCGTGGGATCCAGAAAAGTTGGAAGCAGGTACCCACCCTGAGCTGCGGCAAGTGACAGAGCGCCAGCAGCCCGCTGCAGCCCGGGGCCGGTCGGGTCCTCGACGTACTCGCGGAACGCGTCGTAATAACCGTCGCTGCCGTGCAGCAGCATGTGCCGGGCGATCCCCGGCTGCTGCGCCCGCGACGTCGCGACCTCCCCGCGGCCGTCTGGCAGCAGCCCCCGCTTGTCCCACATCTCGACCGCGTTCGACGCCCGCGCGACCGCGTCCTTCTGGGTGATCATGCCGCGGCGGACCTGGTCGAGGTCCTCGAACGGGTCCCGCCTGGTGATGAACTCCGCGCTGCGGGGGCCGTCCCGCCGCTCCGCCGGCTGCCCGTTGTCGGCGCCGTCTTCCCGGTTCGCCGGGTCGTCGGCGGCGCGGGTGATCTCGGAGATCTCCCTCATCCGGGCGACGATCGGCTTGCATTCCTCATCCAGCTTCCGCCACCGCTTGACCAGGGTGTCCCGCAGGTCACCGTCGGTTTCCTCGGTGGTCTCGCCGTTCTCTTCCATCCGCCGCAGCTCGGCCTTGATGCGGGCCTGCTCGGCGAGCTTGTCATCCAGCGCGGTCATTCCGCGCCTCCTTTCGGTCTGGTTACCAGGCCAGCCCGGCTTCTTCGCGCTGCTCACGGGAGCGGAGCACGTAGAGCTCGTGCTGGTGATGCCGGGCCGAGTGCTCGCCGAGCGGCTCACCGGCGGCGGCTTCCTCACCGAAGGAAGTGCCGAAATCGAACTCGTCATCCGGCTCCTGCGAGCCGGGAACCCACATGCGCACGCCGTTTATCTCGGCGCCCTCGTATGCGGGGAACAGGACAGGCCCGAACTCGCGCAGGCCCAGTTCCAGGCGCCGCACGAGAGTCTTGGGACGGTAACGGCCGCCGCGGCTGAGCTGCGGGTCGGAGCGGATGATGCGGCCGGTGAATGACATGGATGTCACCGCGCCCGCATTGACTAGCTCCAGGACTTCATCGCCAAGCGGGGTCGAGACGAACCGGCTCCGCGTGAGTAGTCCCCGCGGGGTGGCCTCGATCGTGACGGGAACCGCTACCGGCATCTGGAACCGCTCCGCCGGGCTGCCTTCCATGTCCCGGCCATGATTGAACAGCACCTTCACCTGGCCGAATCCGGGCCGGGAGCGCTTCACGTCACTGATGCGCTTGTTAAATGCGGCAGGCTCGATAACTTCCAGATAGTCCTCGCCCTGATGGTCGCGGATCCCGGTCTCGGTGTTGAAAACGGCAGCGAACGCCTCCATCGTGCGCCCGTCGCCGCCCTCAGCAGACCGCACGATGTGCAGATCTTCCAGCGGGAAATCGCGCATCAGCTCCCCGCGGGACGGCTCATCTTCGGACCGCTTCGCGCCGCCGCGTGCCTTGCTGGCCAGTGCCATGAACTTCCCCTTGCCGTATTTCTTCCGCCCGATGTACGCCGCGAGCGCGCCCGGGTCGTGCGCGCCCTTCGCCGCCAGCGACGCCTTGAGCTTCTTGAACCGGCCGCCGGTGCCGAGCTTCGGCATGGCGCGCTGCGCCTGCTCGCCGGGCGGCATGTCCCCGGCGGCGGCCTCGAAGTGGTGCACGTGCAGGCCGGACAGGTCCGGCAGGTCGCTGTGGTCGCCGTCCCACGAGCCATCCAGGCCGTCGCTGTCGTACTCGGGTCCTGCGGTCACCGCAGACCTCCCTGCTCGTTTCTCCATGGCGGCATGAGTCGCGGGCCAGATGCCGAGTGCTGCGTGGTGCCGCTCGGCGCAGAAGCCCTTAGCGCGTTCCGGGGTCATGTGCGCCTCTTCGACGGCCAGCCGGACGCAGCGCATGAAATCGCCGCCCTCGCCCCAGCGGATCCTGGCCGCGCCGCCGCCGTGCTCCCACCAGGAGGCGAGCTGGTGCGGGAGGTGGCCCGGGATCCCGCTGTCACTAGCGCGGGACGCGTGCGCCTGCTTCTCCAGCTCCGCCGCGTGCTCCCGCAGGTGATGAATCTCCGTCTTCAGGTGCGTGATCCGCTGATGCAGCGTCGCCGCGTGCTTGTGGTGGCGGTGATGCGCCGCGTGGTGGTGCTGGTGGTGCACCGCGTGCCCGGCCTTCTTCGCCGCCGCTGCCTGCGCCGCATGATGCTTCGCCGCGGCGACGGCGGCGCGGTGCTGGTGCTGCAGGGCGTGAAGTTCCTTCTCCAGTTCCCGGGCCCGCTGCTCGTCCGCGTGCGCCTCGGCGAGCAGCCGCTGACGCGGAGTATGCGCGGCGTCGTGGCTGCCTCCGGGCGGCAGGGGCGCGTGCCCGCCGGGGGCCTTCGCGGAACTGGCGCCGCTGCCGCCGGAGGATGAGGAGAACTGGCCGCCCGCGGAGGATCCGGCTTTCGCGTGGTACGGGTTGAACCGGGCCGCGCCGCGCTCATCCATGGCCGTTCAGGTCCCGCCGTACGCTCGCCGGGCGCATCCCCGGCCGGGTCTGGTTCCCGCCGTCACCCGGGGAGACGGCGCCGACCGGAAGCCGCAGCTGCGACCCTTCCGGCAGCGGCGCCACGCCCGGCCCGGACCCCGGGGCCTGCGGCAGCAGGTGCTGCACCGTCCCCGGCTGTCCCGCAGCCGCGGCCGGGTCCACCTGAAGCTGCGACACGTCGTTCGCCATCACGGCCTTCACCGCGGACTCCCGCGTGTACCCGGCCTGCGTGTAGGTCAGCACCGCCTGCGCGTGGATCAAACTCATTTGCGCTTTTTCTTGTTCGCCCTCCTGCAGCGCCGCGATGTCCGTGGTGTCGTACCAGAGCCGCACCGCGCCGGAATCCACGTCATTGCCGGGCGTGAACTTCTGCAGCGCGCCGCAGAACGACCGCCACTGCGGCCTGCCGAAAAGATCCGCGAACTTCCGCATCGACTCCTGGTAGCCGCGCCCGGCGCCGCGTAGCGGCTCCAGGCCGACGATCACGCCCGGCACGTTCCCGTCCGCCAGGATCCGGTCCGCACCCGCCTGCAGCACCCCGGAAAAATCCATCTGGGACAGATTCGAGCCGATCACGGAAGCATCGGCACCTTGATCCAAGATCAAAGTCTTAAAAGCGTTGTCCACCCCGCCGTATCTCGCGGTAATTCTTTCGCGCAGACGGTCAATCGTGGCGGGCTGCAATTTGGCGGCGTACTTGATCATCAGGTTCGGCGTGGCCGCGTGCGTCAGGTACTTGCTCTTGTACGCCGTCATCGCCGAGTCGGACTGCGTCTCCCGCAGCGCCGGGGTCAGCCAGCTCATGCCCCGGAACGACGCCACCGGGTCCGGCAGCGGAGCCCAGTGGACCACCTCGCGCGCCGGAACGGTCTGCGGTTCCCCGTACGCGGGCTGCTCCGTCTTCGGCGGCTCGTAATGGTACCCGGTCACCTGCCGGTACCAGCCGCCCCGGGGCGCTTCCATGATCGCCGAGATGATCGTCACCCAGTCCGGCCGCCACCGCACCAGCCGGTCACCCGCGTCCCACAGGTAGAAGTTCCCGGCCAGCGACGCGTCCTGCTCGGCGCGGGCCAGCAGCTCCCCCTCGGTGCCGTCCGGCCACGGCCGCTGCAGCACCGCGAGCCGCTGGTCGCCGAACAGGTTTTTGTCCCGCGCCCGCCGGAACTGGAACGTCGCCTCGGAAAACAGGCAGATACGGGCCAGGATGGCGGCGAACACCACCGTGTTCCCCGTATATGACTGCTGCGCGGCCCCGGCTAGCTGCGGGAGAATCGCCTCCTTGTCCGGGGAGCCGTACGTGGTCGTCAGGGTCGCGGCACCCGACGCCATGCCCTCCCAGAACCCGGCATCCCGGCGCAGCATCCGGTCCAGCAGCCGCGTCACGGCGCGTGCCTGGCCCGCTCGAGGATCTCCGGCACCGTCATCGCCCCGCGGCCCTGCGGCGGCGTGCCGTCATCGCGCAGCAGCCCCACCGCCAGCGCGGCGCCGGACTCCGCGATCAGCACCAGGCCCAGGCACCACTCCCCGACCAGCGCCCCGCCCGCCAGCATCCCGCCCAGCCCGATGACCGCCAGCAGCGCCTGCATCCTGCTCCCGGCCGCGGCGGCCAGCCGGGAACCCGCGCCGCGGGCCTGCGCGGCGGCGATCACCGCCGCAGCGCGCCACGTCACACGGAACCGGGTCACGATAAAACCCCTCCGGATATGGTGAACGACCATGAACGGCCTGCCTGCATGGGCTGAGGAACCCGGCCTCAGCCAGGTCTCCTGCGAGTGCGGCGGCGAGACATTCATATTCCTGCTCAGCAGCCAGGCCGCCCGTCTGCTCTGCTCCCTGTGCGGAAAGCTGACAGGCGAGTTCGCCCGCACGAGCCCGAACTAGATCACCCGCAGCCGGGTCACAGGTCACCCGCCGGGCTCAGGACGACCTTGCCGTCCGGGCCGATGCTGGCCACCTTCCCCGGGTTCTCCATCCCGGCCCGGGTAAGCAGCCGGATCTGCTCCTCATCGGCACGGGGATCATCCGGTGCCAGCGCAGCCTCGAGAGCACGGCGGACGAGCTCGCGGTTGCCGGCCACCGCCTCCGGCGTGTCAAAATACGACAGCCCGGGCTCGGCCATGATCACGCCCAGCGCGCGGCTGACCATCTCATCGGTAACCATCGGCACGACAGGCTTCCTTGCTAGGATTGGGTAATCCGCGGGAGTTGATCTCCCGATGTTGAGGGTTCGGCCGGCCCGCTCAGTGCCCGCCAGGAGACGTCCTGGCGGGCATTTAGGTCTCTAGATCACGACCGCGCCGGGCTGTGACAGGACCTCCCAGGCCAGGAATGCCCACACCGCCAGCGTCGCGGCGACCAGCGGTGCCTGATCAACCGGCACTTTCCGCTCCCATGCCTGCGCCCCGGACAGCGGCCTTTGCTGCGCCGCGCGCACTGCCGCGGTCAGGGGCGGCTGATCGAGATGCGCCAGGCCCCCGTCATTCACGAGGTCCAGGAACTCCCCGTGCGCCACCGCCACATCCCGCGGCTTCGGCGCCGTCACCATCACCCCGGCATCGGCCAGTGGCCGCAGCAGCGTCGCCGCCTGCGACATGCCGTCGACGACGATCGACACCGGGTCGTGTTTCGCCTCAAGCTCCGCCAGCCGCGCCACGGCGCCGCGCGGGTGGTCATACCACACCAGGTCCACCAGCAGCCGGGTGCCGTCCACCTCGCGGCCGGCCGCCACGATCGCGCACCGCTTCCGGTCCTCGGAAATCTCGCACCCGAACGCGACCTCGCCGCTCACAGCCGCGCACCCGCCAGCGCGGCGGCCCCCCATGCGTCCTCAGTGATCACCTGCCACGCGCCGCCCGGGTCATCCCAGACACCCAGCGCCTCGCGCATGAAATCCTCCGGGCTCAGCAGCTTGCGCATCCGCAGGATCGCCTTCGCCGGGGTCCGCTTCGGGTACGACGGGTTCGCCCGGTGCCACGCCGCCCTGTCATCCGGCCGCGAACCCGGCGGCGCCGACAGCTCCACGTACAGGACGCCCGTGCTCTCCCCGGCCAGCGCGTCAGCCCGCAGCCGGGTGACAACCTCGGAAGGATCCGAGGGTTTCGGCGGCGTGCACATCAGGATGATCTGCGGGTTGACCGCCTGGTTCATCGTCGGCACCAGGTCCGCCAGCGCATGCTCCGTCAGGATCTGGCCCTCATCCAGCACCAGCCGCCGGACCTTCGTGAACCCGCGGACCGAGCCCCGCTCCCGGGCCGCGAACACGATCCGCGAGCCGTTGCGGAACGGGATGCACTCATTGCCCGCCCCGGTGGTGATGTCGTCAAAGTCGATATGCGGGACCAGCAGCGGCGACTTCGCCCACGCCCGCATCTCATCGAACGACTCCCGCGCCACCTTGAACCGGTGCGCCGTCCACACCGTCGTCATCCCCGGACTGATGATCGAGTCAGCGAACGAGACGCCACCCACGTCGAACGTCTTCCCCACCTGCCGCGGGATCGACAGCAGCGCCGTGTCCGCCGCGTACAGGCCGCTCCGCGCCTTCGCCAGGAGACAGCGGTTCAGGTCCGCTTCCCACGGGTCGAAGATGATGCCGATCCGCTCGCACACGCGCCTGACGGAAGGGAAGCTGTCGCTGGCTATTCCCCTGGGCAGGACAAGGTGCGCAGCCTCAGGGAGCAGCCCACTGCTGGTCCGGGGTAGCCGCCGCCTCACCAATGTCATCCGCCTTCTCCGCCGCGGCCAGCAGCTCCAGCTCCCGGGCGATATCCAGCAGCCGCAGCGAAAGAGCCGCCAGGGCCTGCGCGGGCGTGTTCGGGTTATCAATGCCCATCGCGATCCGCGACCGCAGCGCAGTCAGCAGCTCCCGGCGGCTCCCGCCCTCCGCCGCAGCCCGCACCGTTGCCGGGCAGCCCGTCCGTGACGGTGCGCTGTTTTTCACCACGTTCAGCGAAGGCCGCTGCCGCACCGGGTCACCTCACGATCTGTGACGAAAAAAATGGGCGTGTGTAGAACAGGCGGC